ACGGAGATCATGACGATTTAGTCGACTCCATGACTCAGGCGGTAATGCGTTTTAGACAAGGTGGATTTGTCATGCACCCTGAAGATTATGTCGACAAAAAACGTGAATGGGTAAATAGGGTATATTACTAATGGGATACGCAAAATTTTTAAAATGGGTTGGCGAGCAGGCCTTAAAAAATAAAGTTTTACAAAAATATTTAAATAAAGCATGGAGAGAAGCTGAAAAAGCAGGTAAACCTATTGTTGAAAAAAATTTTCCTGGTCTACTTAAAAAAGCTCAAGATTTTAAAGCAAATTTTAAAGTATTTGAACCTAAAATTGTTTCTAAAGTTGTTAAACCTAAACTTAAAGTAGAAAAATCTAACGTTATTCCTTTGTTTCCTAAAAAACCACCTACTCTTAAAGCAGATGGCGGAAGAATCGACAAAGCACTTCCAAAAAAAAGCAGGGATATATAATGGTAAAAAAAGCAGATGGCGGTGTTGCAGGATTACTGGGTGAGAGAACAGGCTTTCAAGTTGGTGGAGCATCACTAGCTAACTACACGCCTCAACCAAGACCATCAGGACTTGCTTCATTTGATAAGATACATCCTGATTTTAAAACAGGACAACCAATGGCACAATTACCTGGAATTACGCCCAGACCAGGATCATTAGGCCCAGTAACAGGGGGTGGTCAACCATCTTACGGTCAACCAGGTGGTTTTGCAAATCTCGACTCAGCAGTGCAACCAAATATGAGTCGTCCCCTTAATTTTTTTAATGTTGATAGTATGCCAGAAACACTACAACCAGCATTAGGACAACCACTTGAATTATCAACACCCGATCCAGCAACTCACACTTTCGGTGTACCTAATACTCATTGGGATAAAAGGGCCGCTTCTGGAGTACTTCCATATGATTTAAACGATCCTCGTGGAACAAGATATAGTTCTATAGAAGCTGCTTATAATAATGCTCAAGATTCAGCTATGGAAATGAGAAGAGTTGGAGGATATAGAGATTCAAAAACTCTCAGAGCTTTACCAGGAGAAATGAGTTTTGACGATTATAAAAATAATTTTACTTTTGATGATGGTTTTATAACTAAAAATGAAACACAAAAAGAATTAACATCAGACCCTAATTTTTTTGCAACTTCTAATTATCACGATACATATCGTAATCCTGAATCAGATTATTATGGTATGTCGAGCATGACTGGAGTTGGACTTGCTAAAGATAGACATGTTGCACTACCGAACCTTAATAATGTATTTCCCCCGCCTATTCCTAGTGAAGAACAAAAAATTACTGATCCTTATCAACGAGCTGAAGGTTATAAAAAACAACCGGCCACTACTCCTGATGAAGTTAGAAATAAAGGAAATCCTGTAGCACAAGCATTTGGAGCACAACCTGGCGCTTTAAACAAAGCATTGGGATTAGCGCACGGCGGCATAGCTGAATTGCTCGGTGAACCGCGATCCGGGTACCAAGGTGGAGGTGCTGCTTCCACAAATGCATTAATAAGAACACTTTATGATACAGCAGGTGGTTTTGAAGGAACAGGTAAAACATTTTCAGAATTTATGGATGATATTTTATTTAAAGGAGATTATCTTAATAGAGCTCAAGGCGGAAGGATTGGCCTTGAAGGTGGTGGCATTACGGATGTGATTGAAACAGGCCCCACTAGACAACAACTTATTATAAAATGGTTAAACGATCGAGGTTTACCAATCACTCCTGAAAATATTCAAAAAGCTATTATGGAAATGTCACAAGGGGGCCAAGCTCCTGTTGTGACAGGACGACAACAAATAGAGGCACCACCAATGGAAATGCCTAGTCCTCCAACAGGAGAAGGATATGTTCCTGAAGAATTAATTGGACAAGACATATCAGAAACAGTAACGCCTGCTGTAGCTGACATAATTCCTAGAAGCAAACCTGACGATGATGTTTTTAGTGATCAAGAAATGAGAGATATGAAACAAAAATATATAGATCAAGGTGGAACTCTTGATAAAGCTTCATGGGGCATAGAGGATGATGTTGAAGATGCTGGAATAATGCAAACAAGGGATGAAACTATATATACTGATGATGATAAAAAAGAGTGGTTTGATCAAATAAATAGACTTAAAACATATCGAAGAGGATTAGCACCGGATAGTTATCTTCGTTTAAAAGATGATAAGATGAAAGAAGGTATTAATAAAGGATTTATATCAGAAGAAGATTATTTAAATAAATGGCAAATGCCTTTCTTTGGTAGAAGAGGAGAACGAAAAACTGAAAAAATAGATAGATACCGAAACTGGGCTTTTGGAGATGACAACTATGCTCAAGGCGGAAGGATTGGTTTTGGAGGTGGTGGAATGACACCATCTGAAAGATTTTTAACAGATTGGTATATAGATGGTAAAGGACCAACTGGAAGTTATGATAATGCGTTTGATAGAAGGATGAGTCTTAAACAGTTTTTAATTGGTCCTGGATTTGATATTTGGGATAGATTTGGAAAAGCTAAAGGCGGAAGAATTGGTTATGACAACGGTGGACCAGTTGATGATGAGCCTACAAAAGATAGTTTTGCAGTGAAGGTATTTCAAAAGCCCTATGACCAATTAACTGAGGTTCAACAAATTGAAATTGATAGTTTCTTTGCGCATTTTGCAAAAGCCGAAGGGGGCCGTATAGGTTTTGCAGAAGGCGAAGGAATTATGAGTAGAGTCGGAGATATGGTAGATGTGCGTAACGTTCCTTATTACGGCGGTAAAGCTTTACAAGGACTGGTTAATTCTGCTGAAACTTTATCTAAATTTCCTTTAGCAGCAGGGAAGTTAGGAAGTCAGTTGATTCAAAAACCCCCTAAAAAAGAAATGTTTATGGATGCAATAGAAGATATTACTCCCGGTTCATGGTCCGAGAACCTTGGACTAACATCCTTGGTTGAAGGCATGGGAGAAAAAAGACCGAAGGATGCTCAAACAGTTGGAGGAATTTTGGGTCTTGGAACTGAAGTAGCAGTACCAACCGGTGGCGCATTTAAAGCAGGACAATTTTTATTAAGTAAAGCTAGTAAAGCAATGGGTAAGGTAAAAGATGGAAAAACATTAGAAAAATTAGTAGATGAAAAATTAACAGACTCGGGTCAAAGTCGAAGAGATTTTAATATCATGGCAGTTACAAGTGGTTTAGGAATAGCACTTAAATCAATTGGACTCGGAGGTTTGTTTAAGGCAGCAACTAAAGTTAAACCTAGTGACGATGTAGTAATAACATTAAGAACATTTATTGATGATAGCGATGAAATGACGGAGTGGGGTCCAGTAGCCACTGGTAAATTTGGTGGTGTACTTGATATTGAAAGTTTATCAAAAGCGGCTCAAAAAACTATGGAGAAGCTGATGTTCCCAGGTACTAAAGGAACCCCGCGAGACAGGATAGGTTGGTCTAGATATAGATCAGGACATAATGAAGGTATTTTTAACGATATCCCCCTACACGAGGGATCATACATAGCAGATACTTTAAAAAAAGCAGGCCATAAAGTAAGACTGGAACATTTAGATGATATGGGTGGAATGGGCGGTGTTGATGATATATTAAACAAATTTAAAAATGATCCTATGTATAAAGGAACAAAAGAAGGAGCAGAACATTATAAAAAATTCAAAGAGAAAGTTAAAAAAATGACTGAGAGAGAAAAGTTTGAATATCATAACTCTATTACAAATGATTATCATCAACACTATAGTGAAGACGTAGAAGATTTGTTGGATGTTTTAATGCCAGTTAAAAAAGCTGAAGGCGGAAGAATTGGTCTTGGTGCAGGGGGACCCCCAATAAGTGGTGAAGAATTAAAACAAATGAAAAAAGAAGTTGGTGGTTCGGGTATCATGGACTTTTTAAAAATAACAGGTAGTGGTGGAATGGGTTCAAATAAAAATATTTATGATCAGGGACAACAAATACCAGGATTAGATCAAAAACAATATAATTATGGTTTTAACGTTGATGCTAACGTACCTTTTAATTTACCTGGAGGAGGTAGGTTAGAAATAGGGGGTGGCACTGGTTTTGGAAGAGGTAAAACAGAAACTACTTATAAAGGAGAACCAGTTCCAAGTATGAGTGGAGTGGGAGAATCAAAATTAGGTGATCAATGGAATATAAATGCTAAAATTACTTATCCTTTTGCAAACGGTGGTTTAACAAAAACTATCCCACCTTCAAAAGGACCGGTACCACAAGGGTTGCCTTCTGCCCTATATAATGGTATAATGCGGCCTAGGAGTTATTAATGGCAGAAATTGATAAGACTCTTCCAACTACAGATCTACCTCCAGTTATTGCACCCGATGTAGAGATTCCAGTAGCGGATGAGACCAAACTAATCGAAACAGAAGGTATTGAGGCAACAGAACTTCCTGATGGAGGAATGGACATTAATTTTGATCCGTCAACCAAGTTGCAAATTCCAGGAACCGAGGGCCATTTTGATAACTTAGCAGATCTTTTACCAGATGATATTTTGACTCCAATTGGATCTGATATGCAGGCCGACTATACAGATTATAAACAATCAAGAAAAGAATGGGAAGATACTTATACTAAAGGCTTAGACCTTTTAGGATTTCAATATAAAATAAGAACGGAGCCTTTCCAAGGAGCGTCCGGTGCTACTCACCCAGTTTTAGCTGAAGCAGTAACGCAGTTTCAGGCAATGGCTTATAAAGAATTATTACCGGCGGATGGACCGGTTAGAACCCAAGTGATGGGTTTATCCACTCCCCCTAAAGAACAACAATCTCAAAGAGTTAAAAATTTCATGAATTATCAAATTATGGATCAAATGAATGAGTATGAACCTGAATTTGATCAAATGTTATTTCATTTACCTCTATCGGGTTCTACATTTAAAAAAGTTTATTATGATGATTTACTAGGACGAGCTGTTTCAAAGTTCGTTCAAGCAGATGATTTAGTGGTTCCGTATGCAGCTACCTCATTAGATGATGCGGAAGCCATTATTCATGTACTAAAAATTCCAGAAAACGAATTAAGAAAACAACAAGTTTCCGGATTTTATCGAGATGTCGAATTAGGAAAACCTCCTATCATTCAAGATAAAGTTGAAGAAAAAGAAAAGGAACTCGCTGGTACTAAAAAAGTTGGCAGACAAGAAGATGTTTATACATTACTTGAATGTCATGTTAATTTAGACATAGAGGGTTTCGAAGATGTTGGTCCAGATGGAGAACCAACCGGAATAAAATTACCTTACGTCGTAACAGTCGAAGAAGGTAGTCGAATAGTTCTTTCTATCAGAAGGAATTATGCACCCAATGATCCAACCAAAAGAAAAATCCAATATTTTGTCCACTTTAAATTTCTGCCAGGACTCGGATTTTATGGCTTTGGACTCATTCACATGATTGGCGGATTGAGCAGAACGGCAACGGCTGCTCTCCGTCAATTATTAGATGCAGGAACATTATCTAATTTACCAGCAGGATTTAAGCAACGAGGCGTGCGTATCAGAGATGACGCACAACCCCTTCAACCAGGAGAGTGGAAAGATGTCGACGCTCCAGGTGGAAGTTTAAAGGATTCATTTT